ACGAGCACAGGAAACATAACTCTTGACGCACAAGGTAATGATACAGACATTATTTTCAAGGGAACAGATGGAAGTTCTGATACAACGTTCTTAACACTTGACGGTTCAGAAGCTGGTGCAGCAGCATTTAACTCTAATGTAACTGTTGGTGGAGACTTGGCTGTAAATGGTGATACATCCACATTTGCTTCAGCAAATGCTAGTGATCCTTTAGTTATTATAAAAAATACAACTAATGATGCTGCAGGTGCTAGACTTAGATTTGTTAAAGATAAAGGTGCAGCAGGCGCTGATGATGATGTAGCGGGTCTTATCGAATTCTATGCAGACGACGATAACCAAGACAATATTTTGTTTGCAAAAGTTGAAGCTGCGGTAGCTGATGCTAGTAATGGTGCTGAAGGCGGTAAGCTTACATTAAGTGTTGCAACCCATGATGGTGAGATTCAGCCTGGCTTAGTTTTAACAGACGGAAGTGCTGAAGATGAAGTTGATGTTACAATTGGTAATGGAGCTGCTTCAGTAACAACTGTTGCTGGTGACGCAAAAGTTACAGGTGATATTATTCTTGACGATGGTGGTTCATTAAAAGAAGCCGGTGGAACTGCAGCATTTACTTTTGATGGCGACGGTCATGTTACGAAGATTGGCCAAGACTCTCCTTCAAGCGGTCAATTCTTAAAGTGGGACGGATCAAAAGCTGTTTGGGACGCTGCTTCCGGTGGAGGCGGATCTGGTGGTGGTAAGCATGGCTTAACATCTACAAAAACAGCTGATTTTACAACTACAACATTTTCTGGTGCTGAAGAAAGACAGCTTTATATTGTAGATAGTGCATCAGCTGTTACAGCTACTTTAGCTGCACCTGGTAACACAACATATGATGGATATGAAGTAAATATTAAGAGATTTGGCGCTGGTACAGTTCATATAACAGGTTCTACAGGTGTTTTAGGTATCGATGGTTCAGCAACATTTGATCTTCCAAGTCAATTCTCAAGTGTAACGTTAATAGCAACAGGATCACAATTCGTAATCATCTAATTTTTCAAAGAGTATTAACATTTACTATAAATTAATAAAATAGTAAGTGTTATGGAAGAAAATATTTATATAGTATCCGATTTTTTTATCGATGAGTATGTAGGGGGAGCTGAGTTATCAACCAGCTCCCTTATTAGTTATTGTGATAGAGAATGTATAGAAGTTAAAAGTAGACAAGTAACATTGGATATGCTATCTAATAATAAAGAGTCTACTTGGATATTTACAAATTTTAGTTTATTAAATCCTCAATTAATTGGATATATAGCTGAAAATTTGGTTAATTATCATGTTATTGAATATGACTACAAATATTGTAGATACAGACTTCCCCAGCATCCAGAACACGGTGGTGAGTGTAATTGTGAGTCGCTACCTGTTGGTCATCTTATTTCAAAGTTTTATTCAAGCGCAAAAACTTTAAACTGGATGTCATATGATCAAATGTATCATTATCATACCAAATTTCCTCAATTAAAAAATAATAACAATTTTGTTCTTTCTTCAATCTTTTCTCAAGAAGATTTAGAAACTATCAAAGATCTAATTCTAGAATCGGAGAATGTAAAAAAGAATAGCGAAATATTGCTTCTTGGCAGTTCTTCTTGGGTAAAAGGATTTGATCGAGCCAGAGAGTATTGTGAAGAAAGAAACATAGAAACAAAAGTTGTTTGGAATTTACCCTATAAAGATACACTAAAGCTATTAGCTACACATAGAGGTATAGTTTATTTACCTAATGGTTATGATACTTGTCCTAGATGGGTAATAGAAGCTAAGTTATTAGGATGCAAAATAATAGATAATCACTTCGTTCAGCATAGAAATGAACCTTGGTTTAAAAAAAGTGCAAATAATATTATAAAATATCTTTCAGACCAGCCATACTATTTTTGGAACAATATTTTAGGTATATAATAACAAGTAATAAAAAATATAATTAACTGAATAGGCTTAATATGACTAATAAAACAATTTCTAGCTATACACAAACTTATAATTGTATAGCACAAGACTTTCCTTTCATAGAATGTATTACTTCTCTTCTAGGATTTTCAGATGAAGTAGTTGTTGTGGATGCATACTCTAACGACGGTACTTATGAAAAATTAGAAGAATGGTCTAAAGAAGACTCTAGAATTAAACTATACAAAGGAGAAATTAATAGCAAAGGAGTTAGTACTTTAACAGAATCTCCGAAAGCTGTTGCTAGAAGTTATTGCACAGGTGACTGGTGCTGGCAAATGGATATTGATGAAATTGTTCATGAAAAAGATTATGATAAAATTAAAGAAATGGTAAACAGTTTAGACCAATCTTTACCTGAAGATATTGATATAGTTTGTCTTCCAATTGTTGAATATTGGGGACCTAAAGGTAAAGTTAGAGTAGATATTAATCCTTGGAAATGGCGTCTTAGTAGAAATAAACCACATATTACTCATGGTGTTAGAAAAGAACTAAGAAAATATGACGAATCAGGAAAGCTAATATCTTCAGGCGGGTCTGATGCTGATGATTATATTCATAAAGATACATTTGAGCAACTTTCTATTGCAACATTTATGACAAATGAGATTGAAATGGCAAGAAGAGATGCTTTGTTAAATAATAATTGTGAAAAGTATCAACTAATTATTAACTCTATTATTGAAAACATGCCAACACTTCATCATTATTCATGGTATTCTATTAAAAGAAAGATTAATGACTATAAACTTCTTTGGGGAAAGCATTGGAACGAATTATTTGGAGAAAACTCTGACGACACTTCAGAAAATAATATTATGTTCGATAAGCCTTGGTCAGAAGTTACTGAAGCAGACATGGTAGAATTAGCTAATTTATATGAAAAAGAGTTAGGAGGTTGGATTTTCCATAGGCCTGTTGACTGGTCTAATAAAACTACATGGATTCAAAAACAGTGGTCACATCCAGCAATTATGAATAACTGGAATTCTAATAAAGAAGTATAAATATTAGGTAAATATTTAATGAATAAATTTGTATTTTTAATAACTTGTTTTAATGAAGAAACAGGAATTATTAAAACACTAAAAACTATATACTCGCAGTCATATGAAAAGTGGCGTATTATTATTAGAAATGATATGTCAACAGATAATACTCTTAATTCTATAAAAAAATTTATTGATAGCCATAGAGAAATTTCTCATAAAATTACTTTAATAAATAACGTAAGAAAATATGGTGAAGTAGAAAATACTTTAGATTCTCTTAAAAAAATAGAAGATGACGAAATAGTTTGTAGAATAGACGCCGGCGACTGGTTAGTTGATAATGATGTTTTATATTTATTAAATAATGTGTATACAGAAAACTTAGACTTAGACGTTTTGTGGACAAATCATAGATGGGGATATACTCCTAAAAATATATCTAACGGAATGCCTTTAGGTTGTGATGTTTATAAGCACCCATGGGTATCAAGTCATATGAAAACTTTTAGAAGATCAGCATTTTACGATATACCAGACTCAAACTTTAGAGACGCTGAAGGTGATTATATTATGATTGCGTGTGATCAAGCAATATTTTTACCTCTTTTACATAAAACAAATCTTCGAGGTAGAAAATATGGTCATTTTCCTTTAACTGCTTACCATTATAATATTAAAACTGATGATCCAAGTATCTATCAGACTGAAAGAGCTTATCGTCAAAAAGATTCTGCAATAAACTTAAGAAAAAGAGGCTATCTTGAAAATTAGGTTTGATAATGTAAACTTTAATTCAAATAACGGACCAAATGGTTTTGGCGTAAAATTAGCAAAAGAATTTTATAGACAAGGTTATGAAATAGTAAATTCAAACCCTAGCATTCAACTAAGTTTTATTCAGAAAGTAAACGAATTTAACCCGTGTGTGCTTAGACTTGATAATTTATATTTCAATACAGATCAAGACTGGAAATCTTTAAATGAACAAATAAGGTTGTCTTATTTAAGTTCTCAAGCTGTTGTAGTTCAAAGTAATTACAACAAAGAGCTTATTGAAAAATATTTTGGTAAAAAAGAAAACGTAAATGTTGTTATTAATGGAACAAACTTACAAGAAATTGAAGTTATTCCTCCTTTAGAAAATGAAATTGTAAATAGGTTTGAAAACGTCTGGATGTGTGCTTCACAATGGCGGCCTCATAAAAGGCTTAGTGAAAACATAAGATACTATTTAGAACATAAAAAAAAGAATGATTGCCTTTTAATTTGTGGTAAAAACTTTTTAAATCATGTTTCTAAAAAATATTTGGATTTAATGAAAGATGAAAATATTTTTTATCTTGGTGAATTAAATTGGCCACAATTAATATCTTGTATGAAAAAATCAAAATATTTTATACATCTTGCGCTTTTAGATTCTTGTCCTAATGTTGTTGTTGATGCAAAATCTTGTAATTGCATAGCAATAGTATCATCTTCAGGAGGCACAAAAGAAATTTGTAATAGTGAAGATATAGTATTAAAAGATATGATTTGGGACTTCAAGCCTTTTAAGTTATACGAGCCGCCTCCGTTATCTTTTGAAATATATTCCAGCAGCTATAATAATACATGTCTTTCTATAGAAGATAGTGCTAAAAAATATATTAAAATAATGAAAGATTTAATAAATGAGTAATATTAAAAATTTTTTAGAAAATATTGACTTTAAAAATATTATTTCTAAACAAGTCAGTGAAATATTTGACGAAGTAAGTCTAGAAATTCAAAAAAATAAAGCTAAATTATATATGTCAAGTCAAAAAGATTCTCATGAAATAATTGAGGGCCTTAAAGTAAGACCTTCGCTACTTGTAGAATTAGCAAATTATTTTAAATGTAAGAATATAGCAGAAGTTGGTACTGCACAAGGTTTGCAAAGTATATCTTTTGCAAAATGTGTTAAAGAAAGTAAAGTTTATACATGTGATATAATTGATGATAGAAAAAATTTATTTCATGAATTTTCTAATTTATTTTTCGTAAAAGGTGATTCAAAAGAAATGTATAAAAAAATAAAAAGTCAAGACAGCTTAATAGATCTGTTTTGGATAGATGGTGCGCATGATCACTATTCAGTAATTACTGACTTTTTAAATTTATTAAAAGTTTCTCATAAAGATACGATTTGGATATTTGATGACTTTGATAATAGATTTGGTTGTTTTTATGATATATCTACACTGATAAATGCTAGTGAAGAAAGCGTGGTTATAGACTTAGGAAAAACAGCTTCTGGAAATCCTAATAAAATTGTTGTATGTAAAGGTTTAAAATGAATAATATTTATTTGACTTCTTGTTTTAGTTTAGATTTTGACTTAGAATTACTAGATCAATTTATATCTCACTATAAATCTTTAGGAATTAAAAAAGAAAACTTTTTATTAGTGCTTAATGTCTTTAAAGATTTTAACAATTTAAAAAAAGGTTTAAAAATATTAGAAAAACATGAAATAAATCCAGGAGATATTTGGTGTCAAGAATATGAAAGCGAAGAAAAATGGGAAAGAGTTCATCGGCTTCTATCAAAAAAAACAAATGAAAATCATTGGGTAATACACCCAGATGCAGATGAATTTTTTCAATTTCCTGATACTTTAGAAAATTTAACATTTCAAATGAATAAATCAGGTGTTAATGCCATTCAGGGATTTTTAATTGATAGAGTATCTGATAATGGAAAAGTTAAAAAAGTAAGCAGTAATACTGATTTAAGTATTTTTGATCAATTTCCTGTCAAGGCTAACTTTGCTAATTTAATTGGTTTGACAGGTGTAAAGTTAATGATGTATAAAGGTCATATGAGAGCTAATAATGGCTCCGGTCAGATTCATAAAGCTTGTCATAAAATGGTAAACTATATTCATGGTGGTAAAGATTCTTTACATATGACTAAATTTGCTGTTAGTTTTTTAGGAAACTGGTCTGCTGAAAAAACAATTAAATATAATCCTAAAAACTTTACAAAAGAAGTCTATAATAAGATAGAAAAGGAATATGGTTTTATTGTTCATCATTTTAAGTGGCATGGTGAAGTTTTAAATAAACTTGAGCAAAGGTGTCAAACTTATAAAAGATTAGGAAGACCACAAATGATTCAAAGCAAAAGGCTTTTAGATCATTATAAAGAAAATAAAAGATTTGTTTTTTAGGAAAGTGCAATGTTAAAAGATTCTGATATAAAAGTTGTTTCTGAAGGTGATGTAAATAGCTTTTTTATAAAAAAAGGTTATAAATCACAAACTAAAAATAATACTATTACATCTAATAGAAGTAGTAATTATTGGGATATAGGAAGAATAACAAATTCTGCATGGGATCAAGCAGACTGTTATAGATATTCGAAAGAATATATTTTAAGTGCAATAGATCCAGTTTTAGAAATAGGATGCGGAACTTTAACAAAGCAAAATAAATTTTATTTTTCTAATGGATTTACAAAAGACTATTATTGTATTGATCAAAATGAGTCATTTTCAATTGCAAGTCAATTAGGTTACATTAAAGAAAATGTCAAATGTATTGTTCATGATCTAGAAACTTCTTCAAAAGATTTATTAGATATTTTTTCAAATGTAAAATTAAGTAATATACTTTGTTTTGATGTTATCGAGCATTTATATAATCCTTCTATAATGTTAAATGTAATTAAACAAATCTCCAATGAATCAACAAATATATTTTTTAGTACGCCTGAAAGAGACTTAAAAAGAGGGCTTGATTGTATGTATTCAAATAAGTTAGAGCATGTTAGAGAATGGAACGAAATTGAATTTGTAAACATGTTAAACTTTTTTGGATTTAATGTTAAAGATGTACAAATTGTTAATGACACAGACGCAATTGAAAATTGTAAAAAAACAATGATTGTAAGATGTGGTATTTGATATGTGTAGCTTTATTGTTACTAATATAGATCCAAGTCTTATAAAAATAGATTTTATAAATAAATTTTCACTTTCTCGTGGACCTGATTTAACAAATAGCTATTTTGATAAAGAATCAAATATTACGTGGATTCATAATTTATTACATATTACTGGTGAAAAAACAAAACAACCATTCATATCAGAAAAACAAATTTCCGTTTTCAATGGTCAAATATACAATTATAAAGACTTTGATAGTACAAGTAAGTCAGACGGATACTGCTTAAATAATATTTTTCAGAATAGACTTTGGAAAGAATTAGATGGTGAATTTGCTATAGTTTCACATGATAAAAAAAATAATTCTCTACTAGTTGCATCTGATACTTTTGCTACAAAACCTTGCTGGATCTCTTTACAAGGTAAGAAATTTGCTGTTTCTTCCTATTTATCATCAAATCTAAGATTAGGTTTTAATAGAAAAAATACATTTAAAATTAAACCTAATACTATTTACGAAATAGATCTAAATTCTTTTAACATAAAAGAAGACGTAATATATAACTTTAATTTAAATCAAAATATTAATAGTTTTGATAATTGGTGTTTACTATTTGATGAGTCAATTAAAAAAAGAATAAAAAATACTTGTGAAAAAACATTTGTAGGTTTAAGCAGCGGATATGATAGTGGTTGTATAGTTTCAAGCTTACAAAAAAATAAAGCTAACTTTACAACTTATAGTGTTCGTGCTGATGAAGATTTAAACTTATTAAAAAAAAGACATAGTTTGCTAGATAAAGATAAAGCAAACTTATTTTTTATGTCAAAAGATGACTTTGTCGGACATAAAAAATATATACTTGAAAACTCTGAGTTTTATGAATCTGAATATGTAATGAATAATAAAAGATATATTGTTCAAAATGATAAAGGAGCGGTAGGAACATCTTTTATATGCTCTCATGCTAAAAAAAATGGATATAAAATCTACATGTCTGGGCACGGCTCAGACGAAGTGTATAGTGACTATGGATTTCAAGGAAGACCAATACCAGGATTTGAACACTGTGATATTGCTGGGTATTATGGAAATGACATGACAAAGTATTTTCCTTGGAAAAATTTCAACGGTTATAGAATGATAGACTTTGCTTATAAAGATGAGTCTGTAGGCGGAAGTTATGGTATTGAAGTGAGGTATCCTTTTCTAGATAGAAAATTAGTACAAGAATTTTTAAATATAAATAGTAAACTAAAAAATAAAAATTATAAGTCTCCTCTTTATCATTATCTTACAAATAACAATTATCCTTTTTTAGAAGGAACTAAATATAAAGTAGGTTTTAGAGCAACAGCTAATTTAACTTAAGGTATAGTATGACAAAAATTATAGACAAATCTATAAAGTTTTCCAAAAGTGGTATAATTTACATTGCTTTTGGGAAAGATTTTCTTAAAGAAGCTCTGTATTCAGCAGAAAGTGTTAAAAAGTTTTCCCCAGGAATACCAGTTGCTTTTTTAACAGACGTTAAATTTGACAGTCCTTTTGTTGATTATATTAGACTAGTAAAAATAAATCACATTAGATCTAAAGTTGATTACGTGTCTGAGTCGCCTTTTGAAAGAACAATATACTTAGACTCAGACACGTGCATTGCAAGAGATATATCAGACATGTTTAAAGTATTAGACAAATATGATATTGCCGCTATACATGATTTTGCCAGAAAAAGAGAAAAATATTCTAAAATTATTCCCGAATACAGTGAAATACCGTATGGATTTTCAGAAGTAAATGGAGGAGTTTTTGCTTTTAAAAGAAATAAAAATACAGATCAATTTTTCAATCTGTGGAAAGAAAAATTTTATGAAAACTTTTCAAAAACAAATGGCTGGGACCAGATATCATTAAGAATAGCTCTTTGGCAAACAGATGCAAGTATTTATATTTTACCAATAGAATATAATGTTAGAGGAAAAGATAACAGAGAAAAAGTTAAAATGCCTCATGTAAAAGCTGACTTAGGCGAAGGTCATCTGGAACCGAGGATATATCATATGCATGCTTCAAAAAATGACAAACCTGGTCAAGTCAAAGGAATACACAGGGGTATGTACGACATAGAATCGTTTGAAGAACTTTTTATTTTTTGCAAAAATAATCATTACCAATATTAAGGTTATAAACTATATGTTTGATAAATATATTCATAATAAAAAAGTTGCAATAGTAGGCCCAGCTGACTATATGACTTTATTAAAAAGTGATCACGGTAAAAAAATTGATAGTTTTGATATTGTTGTAAGGCCTAATATAGGACCAAAACTAATATCAAATTATAAAAATTTCTTAGGAGAAAAAACTAACATTCTATACAATAGTCTTCTTAACGATGTAAAATGCGGGGGATATTTAGACAAATCTTATTTAAAAAGTTTAAATTGTGAATGGATTTGTACACATCCTAACTCAAATATGCAAGGTATTTCAACAGGAAATTATTTCAGCCCTTTAGTAAAAGAAGATACTTTAAAAATAATAAAAGATTCAAATTTAAAATTAAGAATGATTGATTATGAATTTTATAATCAAATTAGTAAAAAAATTCAATGCAGACCTACTACAGGATTTTCTGCAATACTAGACTTATTATCTTTTAAACCTAAAGAGCTATATATAACAGGTTTTAGTTTTTACCTATCAGGTGTCTTACAAGGATACTGGGGCGGAGAAGCTGGAATAGAAAAAAAGTATGGTATTACTGAATTTGAAGAATCTGAAAAAGCTTTTTTATCAAAAAGACATATTCATAAAAATATGTGGAATTATACAAAAAATATATTATTGGAAAACAATATTTGTAAATTTGATCCTTTTTTGTTAAAATTATTACATATGAGTAAATTTAGTAAAGAAAACTATAGTAATGTTGTCAAGGAATTTAAAATTGATTGATTTTGAAAATATTGAAAATAAATTTAAAGAAACTCTCGAAACGCTAGAATGGAAAAACTTAACAAATGATTTTTTATCTTCAAAAAAAGTATATTTAATCGGAAATGGAGGACTTCATTTTGTTGCAGCACATGGTGCAACAGATTGCACTCGCTTAATAAAAGATAAAGTAATAATGTCTTTTGATTCTTGCGGACATATAACTTCATATGCAAATGACAATGGATACGAAAATATATTTTTAAAATGGTTAGAATCAACAACTGATTCTGAAGATATTAATTCATCAATGGTAATAGGTTTATCATGTTCAGGTAATTCAAAAAACATTACCAGAGCTTTAACTTGGGCAAAAGCTTCAAACTTTAAAACTGCGCTAATTTCAGGTCAAACTTCGAAAAGACTTGAAAAAGAAATAAACGAAGTTGTTTTAAATTGTAAATTTTTTCATACATGTGAAGTTTTAACCTTGATCCTTTTTTATCAGCTAATACACGAAGCTGGATCTATTTGTCCTTCAATTATTGATGAAGTTAAAAGAAAAGACCCGTGGTCTCTAGGTATAAAAAATGACGTTTAAAAAAAACTTTAAATCTTTTCCAGACGAGCATACAAATATAGGCATTGACTTTGATGGTGTAATTCATAGATGTACCAAAGGATTTCATGATGGAACAATTTATGACTTACCAGTAGATGGAGCATTTAGTGCTTTAGAAGTTTTGTCAAAAAAGTATAACATAATTATATACTCAGCAAAAGCAAGAAAAGATAGGCCTTTAGTAGATAACAAAACAGGCGAAGAATTAATCTGGGAGTGGTTACATAAAAACAATATGTCTCAATTTGTTAAAGACGTAACAGCAGAAAAGCCTAGGGCGTTATTTTACGTAGATGATAGAGCTTATAGATTTAAAAGTTGGGAAGATTTTTTTAGTATAGAAGAAGTTAAAAAAATATTATGATAGTAGCTATTCAAACTGCCAGAGCTGGTAGCAAGTCCGTGCCTAATAAAAATATTACCCTTGTTAAAGGCAAACCTTTATATTTACATCCTATTGATAAAGTAAAAAAAAGCAAAGTTATTGAAAAAATTTTTATAACGACAGACTGTCAATATATAAAAAATAACACTGATAAAGATGTACTAATAATTGACAGACCAAGTTACCTTTCTACAGACAAAGCTTCTCACCATGATGTAATGATACATGCCATAAACCATATTGAAAGTCTTTTCCAGAAAAAAATTTCATTAATTGTATTTCTGTTAGGTAATAGCTTAGGTTCAAGTTGTCATAATATTGAAAAATGTATTAAAATATTAAAAGACAACAAAGACTACGACAGCATACAATCAGTTTCAAAATTTAATATGTTCAACCCTTATAGAGCATTTAAAATAAAAAACAATTTTTTAAATAATTTTATTGAAGTTCCAAAAAATTCAAATGATAAAAATTTTGCAGGCGATATTTTTTTTAATAACGGTTCTTTTTTTATATGCAGAAGAAATATCGTTTTATCAAAAAATGGTTTAAATCCTTTTCCTTGGCTAGGACATAATATTTATCCTTTTATTGAAGAAACAAAAATGGAAGTCGATGATCACTGGCAGTTAAAATTTATTAAAGAAATATAAACATGAATAATTCAGAAAAAACAATTGATTTTTTATTACAAAATATTGAACCTTTAAATCAAGTCTGGAATAATAAAATTGAAAAAGTATTTTTGCCTTTGCAAAAAGAATATAGACATCATGCATTTAATGATATAATACACGATATTAAATTTAAAGATTACGAATATAGAAATGATTCAAATATAAGCATTTTATTTTCTCATTTTTCTCCAATGAAATATGAGCTAGAAGCTTTAGAAATGCCTTTATATATATCAAAAATTATGAAAAATGCAAATATAGACATGTGTTATTTTGACTCAAGAAATAGAATTTCAAATAACAAAAAGTGTTATATATTTAATGTTAAAAACGGTAACCTAACTTCTCCAAAAAACAATTTTAATAAAAAATATGATTTAATAATTTCTAAGTCTGATTCACTAAAAAAATTAAGAGCCTTTGATGCCAAGCTCTTCAAAGAGTCAGGTAAAAAAATAAACATAAATGATATGAATTATACTCCTTGTAAGAATCATGGCGAAGACTATGCTTTTAAATTTTATGAATTTTACACTTCTGGAGGAAGAAAGTTTACAAATCAGTCAAATGATACTAGAAAAAAACAAAACTATAAGTCTTATAATATTATTTCAATAGTAGGCACAATTGTTTGGTGGAAAGGACAACTCGAGTGGTTAGAAAAAGTAGATCCTGAATTAATTAAAGATTATATAATAGTTTTATATGGTAACATAGACGACTACAGCTATTATAATAAAATTATTCAAGTCGCCAATAAAAAGAAAATTAATTTATTGCATACAACTTATGTAAATCCTAAATTTTTATGCGACATATTGACGTACTCAAAATTTACAGTTATGAATCCATACGTAGATCTACCCCATCAGCCTACGCTAGGAACTTCTAGATGTTTTGGTGAGTCCTTATCTTGTAACTCTTACTGCTTGTTAGGTCAAACGTATAATAAACCCTACATTGAAAAAATCGGTAAGACTTCTTTTGTTCCAGAAAATTGGTTGCAATTTACTAAAGAATATGATCAAAATAGTTCGACGAGCTTAAATTTAGCACTTGAAAATGCATTAAAAATAAATGTAAATAAAATGCCTTGGAAAAACTTAATTTCTATTGAAGAAAATTGTAATAATATAATTGAAAAATGTTTAAATATTTAAAAAATGAAAATTATTTGCAAAAAAGAAATATGCGAAAATTTGTTATTAAATAATAATCAAACTAATTTAATTGTCTCAAACTTTAATTTTAAAAAAATTTTAAATGACTATTATAATCCAGATCATTTTATGTTTTTTAAATCAGAGAAAAAAATACTTAGGACTGTCATAAAAAATAACAAAGCTTTTTTTTATGGTGGAAACTTACCATACAATGATTATAATTTAATTCCTTCGTCTAAAGACTTAGTAGATAAATCAATAAGTTATTTTTTAAAAAATAACATTAAATTTTCTTTTACATCGATTTATAAAGATCCGGTTAATTTTTTACCTAATGAATATAAAAAATACGATGTACCTTATAACCAAAATTGGATTTTTAATAATGTTATAAACTTTAGCTTTGAAAATATTTTAAATAAAACTTTATCAAAAAAGAAAAGAGACAAATTAAAAAGAGCTTTTAATAAAAAAAGCGAGTATTCATTTGTTAAAATTAAAAGTGATTTATACAATAAAGAATTTATAAATACTATATTAAGTAATAAAATAAATTTTTTTAAAAAAAGAGGTGTCGTTAATTCTTGGGACGAACATAGTGAACTTTACTTAAAGATAAATAATTATTTTTTTAAAAATTACAGTTGTTTAAATAAAGTTATTTACAGAAATAAAAAAATAGTAGCTAATTACAATATAGTTTTTAACAACAATGAAGCTTTTTTGGCTTTTGCTGATTGCTTTGACCTAAAAGATAGTAACATCAACTATCTAATATACTTAGACGCTTTAGAAGAATCAAAAAAATATGCTATAATGAACAATAAAAATAAATTATTTTTAAATGGTGGCAGAGGAAGCTTCTCGTATAAGAAAAAATTACATTTTAGTCCTGAGCCTATGTTTGCCTTTGTTAATGATGATAAATGGAAAATTAGTTTAAATAAAGACTTAACTTATGAAGAAACAACAAATTTGTATAAAAGAAAGTTTTTTGGTTTAAAAAATGAGTAAAAAACTAATATTTTTTTTGGCACATATTGATGATTTTGAAATTTCATGCTTGGGTTATTTATTTAAATATTTTAAAGAGTATGACAAGATACAAATTATTATTGCATCTACTTGGTCTAAAAAAGAGAGTATTTGGAAAAGCAATTTGGAAAAAATAAAAAAATATTTAAATAAAGATATTGATTATATAAACTTAAATTTTAATCAAAGAAGACTCACATCAGACTTTGACGATGTAAAAGATAAATTTTATAATATTATTACTTTTAATTCTAATATTAGATTTGATATTGTAACACATGATGCTGAAGATTGTCACACAGATCATACTGCTGTTTATAAAATTGCTAAAGGCTTATTTAAATACACAGACAGATTTTTGTCTATATACTCTCCTAGCTCTTCTTCGTTTAATCCAAATTTCTGGGTTGGAATTAGTGACTTAGAACTTGACTTTAAAAAAAAATTAGTAGTAAATTATAATATAGAAAACGAACAATCGTATTCATCAGTAGGAAACTATTTACAAGACAATGGTATTGAAAATTTTCTAAACAACTCTTATTTTTTTGAAAATTTTATTTATTTAGACTTTAATTATTATGAATGTTATAAATTACTTAAATGGAGATAAATTGAAAATATCAATACATCAGCCAGAGCATTTTCCTTATGAAGGATTTTTTCAAAAAATGAAAAAATCTGATATTTTTGTTATTTTAGATAACGTTAATTACAGAAAAAATTATTTTCACAATAGAAATAAAATAAAAAATAAAAATAGCAAAGATGAATGGTTTGGTTTTCCAGTTGATAAAAATAAAAAATTATTAAATGAAATAACAACAAATGATAAAGTTCTTAATTGGAGAAGAAAAGTTATCTCAAAATTAAGAAACAATTTAAATGTTAACTTAGAAGAAATATATAAATATAATAAACTTATTGATATTAATATGTCATCTATTGAATGGTGTAGAAAAAAACTAAATATTAATACCCCTATAGTTTTTGCATCTGAACTGAATGTAAGCGGTAAAAAGTCAGAATTATTGTTAAATATTTGCAAAAGCCTTAATGCAAAAGATTACATATCAGGGCCTTCTGGATCTGACTATCTAAATATTAACTTGTTTAAAGAAAACAATATAGAAGTAGAAATTTTTCAACCTAATGTTACAAATTACTACTCAATGTTGTATAACATATTGTCATAACTAACTTATACAATTGATAAAAACTATTTATAATACAATAAATTGAAAGTATTATAATGTTAAAAGAGCATGTATCATATTCTGAAATTCGCCAGTGGAAAGAGTGTCCTTGGCGACATAAACTTATTTATATAGATAAGCTGCAATCTTTTGAAGAGTCACCTCATTTGCATTATGGTACAATTATTCATGATGCTTGCGAACACTATTTAAAAACAAAAGAACTAAAACTAGAAGAAGTTAAAAATAAAATCAAAGTAGCATGGGAAGATCACGGCTTTGATTCTGACGACTACATAACTCTTCAAAGTAATAGAGCTTTGTTACAGGGTTGGAAATATAAGCATAACAAAGTAGAAGACTGGATCGAGTGGGGTCAAACATGTCTTCTTGCTTTGCCTGACTTTTTAGAAGAAAATTTTCCTAATTGGGAAGTAGTTTCCGCAGAAGAAAAACTTTATGAATCAATTGATGATATAACCAATACAAAGTTTAAAGGCTATATCGATTGTATAATTAGAATTCCACAAAACAATGGAAAATATAAATATTGGATTTTAGACTGGAAAACATCATCAGCGCGAGGATGGTCAACTGATAAGAAAAGAGACTTTTTAACTCAAGCCCAAGTAGTTCTTTATAAAAGTTATTGGGCTAAGAAAAATAATGTTAAACTAAGTGACATCTTGTGTGGATTTGTCTTGTTAAAAAAAGTTAAAAAGAAAGACAAGGCATGTCAAATTATTAGAGTTTCAAGTGGTCCAAAAACTTTAGAAAAAAGTAATAAGTTAGTAAGAAGTATGATTAAAGGCATTAATAGTAAAATGACTTTAAAAAACAAACAAAGTTGTAAATTTTGTGATTTTGCAAATACGGAGTTTTGTAAATAAATGAGTAAGAAAAAGATAATTGTTTTATCAGACCACGCATTATCAACTAGTGGAGTAGGAACGCAAACTAGACATTTAATAAATGGTCTAATACAAAAAGGATGTTGGTCATTTAGACAGTTAGGTGCAGCAATCAAACATTCAGACTATAGAACTATAGTCATTAATGATGATTTTATTATTAAACCTATTGATGGATTTGGTAGTCCAGAATTAATTAGAGTTTTACTTGCTACAGAAAAACCAGATGCATTATTAATCTTTACTGATCCAAGATTTTTTACTTGGCTTTATGAAATTGAAGATGAAATTCATCAAGTGTGTCCAATTTTATGGTGGCATGTTTGGGACAATTATCCTACACCTAGATTTAATGATCATTTTTATGAAGCAACTGATGCAATTAATTGTCATTCATATTTAACTTATAGCATGTGTAAAGAAAATTTTGCAGATAAAACTAATTTTATTCCTCATGCAATTCCAGAAAATATATATTATCCATTAAGTGACGATCATATAAAAGTTTTAAAAAGCAAGATGATTCCACAAGATAAAAAAGATCATTTTATTGTTTCTTGGGTAAATAGAAATGCCAGAAGAAAGCGCCCGGGAGATCTTTTAATGTCATTTAGAATTTTTCTTGAGAAGCTAGAAAAGAAAACAGGTCATAGAAAAGCTAGCTTGCTTTTGCATACTGATCCTTTGGATAAAGAGGGTCAAAACCTTTACGAGGTTGCTGAACAGCAGGGTTTGACACAAAACATTATATTTTCTACAAATAGAATTTCTTTTGAAGAAATGAATAACATTTATAACATTTCTGACTGCTATATTAATATTAGTCTTGCAGAAGGATTTGGCCTTGGAACCTTAGAAGCAATGCAAACTGGAACACCTATTGTTGCTCTTAAGACGGGAGGAATGACAAGACAAGTAGTTGATCACAGAGATGGATCAGAAAACGGAATTGCTCTTCCAGTTGAATTTAAAGCTTTAGTAGGATCTCAACATGTTCCTTACATTTATGAAGACTATGTCAAGCAAGAAACAGTAGCTAAAGGTTTAATAAAACTATATAATATGGGCGAAGAAAAAAGAAAAGAATTAGGTAAAAAAGCTAGAGAATATGTGCGTTCAGAGTTTAGTTATCAAAAAACTGTTGATTTATGGCACGACTCTTTAACCGAAACTATTAATAATTGGAAGTCTGAGTATGATAATATAAGCATGGAGACGTTATAATGAGCAAAAAGTCTGTAGTAATTAAAGGTCCATTAATGACTCAAAGTGGTTATGGTGTTCATTGCCGGCAAGTATTTCGCTGGTTAATGTCTAGAGAAGATTTTGATGTTAAATGTATTGTAACACCATGGGGGCAATGTAGTTGGAACTTAGACTATAATGATGAAACAATTAGTGAAATTATGACCAGAACTGTAACAGAAAACAATACGCAATTTGACATGTCATTTCAAATTCAATTACCTAACGAGTGGAATCCTTTTCTTGCTAAACAAAACATAGGAATTACAGCAGCTGTTGAAACAAATACTTGTAATCCTGAATGGATTGAGTGTTGTGAAAGAATGGATAAAGTAATTGTTCCTTCTTCGTTTACAAAAGATGTATTAGTTAAAACAGGCGTTAGCGAAGATAAAGTTGTTGTTGTTCATGAAACATATCCGATTGAGTTTGAAAATGATAACTTTGAAAGAGATGCTAAGATAGATGAATTTTTAGATAATTTAGAAACTAAAAGAAACTTTCTAGTTTTAGGACAAATAACTGGAACAAATGTTTTCAGTGACCGCAAAAATTTATTTAATACAATTAAAGCATTTATTGAAGCTTATAAAGATAATAAAGAAGTTGGTTTAGTATTTAAAACAAATGTAGGTAGAAACACTAAGATTGACAAGAAGAAAACAATTAACATTGTTAAAAGTCTACTAAGAGAAGTCGGTAAAGATATATTTCCAAAAATACACGTTTTGCATGGAAGTTTGACAGAAAATCAGTTAAGAACTCTTTATACTCATAAAAAAATTAATTATTTATTAACAGCAACACGAGGCGAAGGGTTTGGGCTTCCAATTTTAGAGTCTGCAGCCTTAGGACTTCCTGTTGTTGCAACAAACTGGAGCGGACATTTAGACTTTATGAAACTAGGAAACTTTACTAGACTACCTTATAAGTTAGAAGAAATTCACGAATCTAGAGTAGATAATAAAATTTTCATGAAAGGAACAAAATGGGCTGAAGTTTCTTATGGGCAGCTAAGACTTGCATTAAAAAAACTATTTACTAATTATGGTAAAGATAAAAAAGACGCTAAAGAGTTGTCTTATAAAGTAAAAGAAAACTTTAATTTTAATAAAATCAAAGAAGACTATAATAGACTTATAGAAAGTTTATAATATGATTTGGATTATAATATCTTTAAGTATTTTGTTTTTAGTAACATTGTTTTATTGTATTAAATTTGCATTAATTATAATAAAAGTTAAAGACGCAATAGAAGATTCGTTTGAAAAAATCGATGATAGTTATTACAAAATTTCCGAGATATTACAAATTCCATTATTTTATGACAGCAAAGAAGTTAAAAACACTCTAGATGAGATTAAAAATGTAAGAGATATTCTACTTTTTATTGCTAGTCAGTTATCTAACTCAATAGAAGAAGTAGAAGATGAGTAAAAATTATTATTTTAATAACGAAACACAACAAAAGATTAAAGAATATCAAGAAGCAGAGTCAAAAGCAGTAAAAGATCAAATATACGTTGAATATATAATGCCTGCTTTTGATGAGCTAGTAACAAAATTAATTTCAGTCTATAAATATAATGCTTCAAATGAAGATATGAATCATCTTAAGAATGACTGTATTACATTTTTATTTGAAACAATTAGAAAGTGGGACGCTAGTAAAGGTAAAAAAGCATTTTCGTATTTTAATGTAGTTGCAAAAAACTGGTTAACAATTCAAACAAGAAGAATTAATAAAAATTCTAGAAGATCTGTATGTATTGATGAGTCTGATTCTATGACAATGCAAGAAAGAGAATGTTTAACAGCAATTGACAATGACTATGAAAATTCTCCGGAAGATATTTTAAAAAATAGTCAAATTAATTCTACAATTCTTTTTGAGCTAGATAAAATAGCAAAAATTTTAATTAAAGAAAACGATAAAAAATGTATACATGCAATAATTCATATATTTAAAAACGTTGAAACTTTAGATTATTTTAATAAAAGAGCAGTCTTTGTTTATCTTAGAGAAATATCAGGTTTAGATAGCTCAGAATTAAGTTCTTCTTTATCTAGAATTAGAAAAGTTTGGAAAAAGTCAAACTTAAGTGTTTCTTTCTTTTTTTAAGAGGATATATGGAAAATTTAGACAATATTAATAAAACTTTAGATAAGTTTGAAGAAAAAAATAATAAAATTAAAAATTTTGCTGACATACTTGACAATATTGATACACTGCAAGATAAAAAAAAGCTTCTTTGGAAAGAAATTTATGAAAATGCAGTAAATGATAGAGAAAATGCAAAAATGTTATTCAATGATGTGTACATAAGTTTGTCAGGTGTTTTAAGTGACCATGCAAATGTAGGATCTGTGATAGCAAAGTATTTAGAAAGAATGTGTAGATCAAATGACCAGATTCTTAAACTTGCTGAATTAATAGCAAAAGAAGAAGAAAAGTCTGAAGCTATATCATCTGATGATATATTTAGTCAAATAGAAGGTTAAGTTATGTCATTATCAGTTTTAATGGATAAAGGTATTGTTAGGCACATTATTAAAAATACACAAGATAAAAACATAGCCAAATCATTACTTACAGAAAATCCAGAATTATCTGATAATATGCCTATTAACAGCATTGTTGTTGAAATAGTAGGTATAACAAATATAATAGATTCTTCTATTCAAAAAAATACAAGAGTTGCATGTATTCCTTTGTTTTCTTCTCATATATCAATGCCTCTTAAAAAAGGTGAGGCTGTTTGGCTTATTAGCTTTGAAGAAAAGTCAGAAAATAGTTTTAATTACTATTGGATTTCTAGAGTTCATGGCAATATTTCTACTGAAGACGCAAATTTTACATCTCCTAATAGATTAAATACAGAAAAAAGTGTCAATACGACTAGCGCATTTAATAAGTCACAATTAATTGAGCAAGAATATAATATTGCTGATTATCCAAAGTTTGATAATTTTGTTACTTTACCTGATGAAAGTCAAGTATTTATAATTAGTAGCAATGATCGCCCAGAGCAAGCATTAGAAAGCCTAGCTAAGTCAAATAGCATAACTTTAGAACCTGTACCTAGATATTATAAAAATGAAGATGAACTAGCACTTCAAGGTTCTAATAATACACTAATTGCATTAAAAACTTTTGATGGATATGCTTCTAGCAGGGAATGGGATACTCAAGAATACTCAGCTGAAGATGTCTTTTATGGCAATATAAATAAAGTCAACATAGAAAACGATGGTTTTATCGATATAGTTGCAGGAAGAAGTCGTTTCAATACATTGCCTTCCAGTAATGATTTTTTTGATATAAATGATATTAGTAATTTTCAAAAAACATTTACAACTTCTTCTTTTAGAACATGTTATTCTACTATTGTTAATTCTTTAGGTAAATTTGAAAATAATAAAAACTTTGAAAATTTTTTGGAAGAAACTCCTAATGCTAATCAAGAAGGTAAGGCCGACTTTAATCATGATGCTTCTAGAATTTGTTTGTCAGAAAATAGAAATTTAGATAGAGAATTTAATATATTCAATACTTTTTTTAATCAGTTTGACATGAGTTTTCCTCAAAATTTAAATCTATCGTCAATTGTAAGTAAGTCTGACAATATTAGATTAATTGCTAGACAAAATTATATAAATAATAATGAGTTTTCTAGTAAATCAATGTCATCTATTGTTCTTTTAAAAGAGGGTATGTCTCCAAGTGAGAGTCGTAAAGGAACACAATCTTTTATAGCATTGGATGAAATTGGTAATATTGCACTAGATGGTACAAAGATACAATTAGGAAGTAATTTAAGAATATCTGATACTCATGGAAATGGTGACCAAGTTTTTATAGGACAGAATAATGAAAATTCTCAACCTATGGTTCTTGGTAATACGCTTAAAGATATGTTAGACAATTTATGTCAACAATTTATAAGTTTTATAGAAATATTTAACAATCATGGCCATGCATCTTCAGCAGCAATTGGTCCAGCTAGAGGACCTAATACTCCTTCTGACATAGGAGTTACTGCAAGTGATACTTCTAGCATATCACAAGAAGTAAATAATATAAAAGAAAATCTTATTACAATTCAAAGTAAAATGGCTAAACTACAGTGAATAAAGCATCATTAAAAATTCAATTAACAAGTTTTTTTGAAAAGATTCCTGTAGGTTTTGAAAATTTAGATATTAATTATATAGAAAATTTTTCAAATTTATTTTTTAGATTTATTGCTGAAACTCCTGGCGAAGGTCTAGTTTATCCTGGTTTTGATAGAATAAAAGTTGCAGCTCTTAATAAACCTATAAAAGATATTTTTGAGGAAAACATGAAAGGTATAGCAACATCTATACAAGCACCTCAAGAATATTCATCTAAAGTAGGATCAAGTTTAGATGCAATAATATTTTTATTACCACAAACTTTTCTTTTAGCCCCTGGTGACATTCCAGAAGTTGCATCTTTTAATTTATCAACTGACCTCATTCAAATAACAGGTCCAGTTTTGTCTAATCCATCTTCTACTTCTTATGATTTGTCAAACGCAATAGTAGAAGGCTTTATAATAAAATTAAATACTTCAGCAATAAATAATGTCAGTGCCGGGACAAGAATAAACTGGATTACTAATTAATATGATAAATATAACCAGAGGTATAAAATGGCAGTTCGTCAAGATTTTAACTTTAAAAGCTCAGGAAAAACAGTTGACAGAGCTAAAAAGCAGCTTGAAAAAGCTAATAAAGAAAGCGAAGCATTACCTTTAGGTTTTTCTTTGCCTTTAGACATAAATTCTTCTGGTAATGGGCTTTTTAAAATGAACACTAAAATTGAAGATCAACTAGAAGATAATTTTAAAACTTTAGTTTTAACTAAGCCTGGAGAAAGATTAGGTTTTCCAGATTATGGAGTTAATCTTTCTGATGTTTTACATGGTTTAGGGAAAGAAGATATTGATCAAGTTGCAATGGATAGAATACAGTCTGCTGTAGCAACATATATGCCATTTGTGCAACTTAAAGGATTTTCTTCTAATTATGACAATACGACTAGCGATGCAAAAATTTTAAATATATACATCACGTATCAAATTAATAATAACTCAGAAAAAACACTAAATTTAAAATTAGAATTATCTAATTGAGGTTAAGATGGCCGATATTAAAAACAAACTAAAAAATGTAAGAGAAAAAAATTATCTTCTTAAAGAATTTACTGACTATAGAAGCGAGCTTTTAGGTTACGCTAGGGCATATTTTCCTAATAAAATAAATGATTTTTCTGAATCTTCGCTTGGTGGTATGCTGTTAGATTTTGCTGCTATAACTGGTGACGCTCTTTCTTATTATATGGATCACCAATTTGGCGAATTAGATCCTTCTCTTGCCTCTGAAAGAGATAATATTCTTAGACATATTAGAAGAGCAGGTATAAAAGCAGTTCCGCCATCACCAGCTTCGGTGGATGTTAGTTTTTTTATAGAAGTAGATGCTTTTGAAGATAATAATAATTCTGAAGGAATATCTCTAGAGTCTACGCAATTATTAACAATAAAAACAAATACCATTGTTAACTCTTCGACAACTAGTTTTACGCTAATGGAAGATGTTGATTTTTCTGATAATCTTTATGATAATTTTATAGTTTCAGAAAGAGATAATGATAATAAACCAACAAAAGTTATTATTTCTAAAAAAGGTTTGTGTGTATCAGGCAATATAACTACAGAAACATTTACATTTGGAACAGAATTTATTAAATTTCCTACAGTAGAACTTAGTAACTCTGGTGTAACACAAGTTTTAAGTGTTTTAGACACAGATAATAATGAGTTTTTTGAAGTTGAATTTTTAACTCAAGATACTATATTTTTAAAAGGTGAAAGATCAAATGCATCTGAAATTTTTAACTTAAAAGTAAAACCAGCACTTAGAAGGTTTATTAAAGAAGATGATTCGGAAAGTGGTGTAACAGTTTTACGATTTGGATCTGATAACGGACAAGACTTAGAAGATGAAATATTAAAAGATCCATCTGATGCTGCATTGCCTCTTTATGGAAAAACATATATTAATAAGTTTTCTATAGATCCTGCAAGTTTGTTAAGAACAAATACGCTTGGAATAGCACCTAGAAATACAACAATATCAGTAAGATATATGCATGGTGGTGGTGTTTCACATAATGTTTCTGCAGGTGACATAAATGAAGTCTTAACAATTAATGTTTCATCCCCAGATGGTGCAACTGCTTCTATAGTAGATCAAGTTTTAGAAACTTTAGACGTTAGAAATTTAGAAAATGCTGTAGGCGGAACAGAAGGATTTAATATTGACGAACTACAAGAATTAATTCCTACTCATATGAAAATGCAAAATAGAGTTGTAAATTATCATGACATTATGGCAAGAATCTATACGCTTCCAGCGCCTTTTGGAAGAATTCATCGAGCTGCTATAAGAAATAACGAAGATGCAATATTGTCAAAATATCTTCATATTATTTGTAAAGATACAGACGGAACTTTAATACAAGCAAATGATGCAATTAAAAACAATTTAAGTAAGTATCTTAATGAATTTCGATTAATTGGTGATATATTTGAAATTGTAGATACTAAAATTATTAATATTGCTATAAATCTGGATATTAAAGTAGGTGTGGGCGAAAATACTGATATTGTAATTGCTAGAGTTATTAATAGACTAATTAGTAATCTTAGATTAGAATCATATAATATCGATCAGCCAATAGTTTTATCTGACATTGTTAATATTGTTATAAATACGCAAGGCGTAACTTCTCTTTCAACTTTACCAGAAAATTTAGTATCAATAGCATTAGCAGATGATGATTTCACTAGAGTATATAGTAATAATGTTATTAATCTTAAAAATAATATAAAAGATGGCGTTTTATATCCGCCTGAAGGAAGTATTTTTGAATTAAAATATCCTTCTTTTGACATTAGTGTAAATACTTAAGAGGTTTTATAATGTATTTAATTTTAACAGCAAGCAAGGACACATATGTTACAAATCGTAAACTTAATGTTAATGATGGTAGATATTCTAATATAGGTAAAGCTTCCTCTTTAGACTTATTTAAACTTCAATCAGAAAATAAATTAGCTAATGCACAAGCAAGTCTAATTTTAAATACAATCCCTGCTGTTGACGACTCTTTTTATTTGACAAATAATGTTGGGTCCCAAATAACTTATAAATTTACAGATGATGAATCGGATGAAGCAAGTAATATAAAAAAAATAAAAAGAAAAAACTCAATTAAGTTAACTATTGATGAAACTTACAAAGTTATAAATGAATCTTTGCAAACTTTTGAAGCTGTTGAAAAGTCTAATAAAAAAATTATTTTACAACAAAAACAAAGTGGATTTTTAGGTGAACAAAATAATGTTTCTAATAATGACTCAATTAGTTTAACAGACTTTTCTATAAAAGAATTTTCTAAAATATTAATTAAATTTAATTACGATACGATTAAAGAAAAATTTGACATAGAACAAAATAAAAAATTTGGAGCAAAATTAAAGTTATTTGATATATCTACAGGTCAAGTTAAACCAAAAAACTTTTCTATTAGTGTTTATCCATTGTCAAAATCTTTTGATGAAGGTATTGGTAGAGATATATACTCGTTTGGTCACGCTGGTTGGACAAATTTTGTAACTTCTTCTAGAGATGAAAATAGTTTAGTTTTTAATAAATGGTCATTAAGTGGTCTTAGATCTAAAGGTTCAAATGGCGATTTAAACATTGATATCATCACAGGATCAGATAACGTTACTTATTCTAATCAGCAAAAATTTGTAAAAGGTGATGAAGACTTATCAATAGATATTACAAATTTTGTCTCTAAATCACTTTCTGGTGAACTTAATAATAATGGTTTAGTAGTAGAGTTCCATGATGATATGGATCAAAATAGTAATACATATTTTGTTAAAAGATTTGGTTCAAGACATTTAAAAAATCAATTTTTATCTCCAAGAATTGATTTTTATTGTGATGATTCGTTTACTAAACCTGATAATATTATTTATACGAATAATCCGACTAGAATCTATCTAGAAAATAAGCAAGGCAACTTTAATAGAAACCTGTTTTTTACAGGTAGCCATGTTTTAGATGCAACTAAAGATCAACTAAGTGCATCTTTAGCTTATCGTGACTTTAAAACAAGCGCATACGCAACACAGTCTATTGACACAAATGGTCTACAAATAAGCGGTTCATATTATGTAGACTTTAATATCGATATGTTTACTGATAAATTACACGGTTACTTAACAGCATCAGGTGATATTGAAGCTGGGCTTCAATGGCATATATTAGTTGATGAAAGTCCAAAACTTAATACTCTAATTAAAAGTTCATCAATTAAAATATCGACAGGAAGTTGTTTGCCTGTAACCGAAAAGTTTATTATATCTGACATTAGATTTAATCATAACAAAAAAGGTTCTAAAAATCAAAACATGTTTCTCGTTTCTTTTGTTGATACTATTGCAAATTTAGATGCCATAAAAATTCCTTATAGAAGAAAAGGAGAAAATTTAGGAGAAGTTTTCTATTCTGTTTTTGACTCAAACACAAATAAAGAACTAGTTCCTTTTGAAACATTAGTAAACGGAACCAAAATGTCATATGATGATGGTGATTACTATTTTACTTTATTTAATTCAAGTCTATTTAAAGATCGACAAATTAAATTTAAGTTTTATCTTAAGGATTATAACAACCTTATTATAGAAAATGATAAAGTTTTTAGGTTTTAACAATGATTAAAAATCACGGATCTACTTTTTTAAAAACGTCACTAAAAAGCAAAGATGCTATAAAAAGATCTTTATCTACAAATGTTGAGAAAAAAAGTAATATAAACTTAGATTCTCTTGGTTTTATTACAAATAATTTAGAAGACAAGATAACATTTGACGACTATTTTGGAATTTTCAGTACTTGCCAACTTAAAGATTCAGTAGATTTTTCTAAATTTGAAAACCATACTTTTTACGATTCAGCAGAAGCAAAAGTTAATTATGCATTTAGTAGAATAATTAATAACTTTCCTTTTGAAGGAACTTATGAAGATTACGAAACTTTTAAAAGAAACTTAGATGGTTTTACAGATTATGTTTTAGATAACATATATAAAAATCTTGGTTATTTAAAGTTTGAAGGTAAAACATATATTGAAGTAAAAGATCAAAGTGGGGCATTATTTACAACAGGCGATCAAGACTCAGGAAGAAATGTTTTAGATCCTAAAAATAGTCAATTTTCCTTTGACTTTTGGGTTTATATACCAGAAACATCTTCTACTGAAAATCAAATAATCTTTCAAAAAAAGTCAAATACTAATAATGGGTTTACCTGTTTTATTGAAAATCAACAGCTTAATTCTGCTAATGTTTCGTTATTAATTTCTAATTTAAGCAATACTTCTACGCAAACATATCATAATTTTATTAAAGCTTCTACTATAATAGAAAAAAATAAATTTAATCATTTATGCTTTAATGTTAAACATAAACTTGGAAGAAGAGAAATTGATGTTTATCTCAACGGAGAAAAGAAAGAAAATAATTTAATAGGTAGTGGACTTAATATAGAAAATATTGAATTTAGAACTAATTCTTTATTATTTGGTTCTGGATCTGATCATAAAATAGACACAGGCTCTACGTACAGTAGTTTAAATATTAATAATACATTGACATTTTCAGGAGCGCTAGACGACTTTAGAGTATTTCATTCTGTTAGAAATCAAGATACTATTAAAAAAGAATTAAATACAAATATCTTTAAGAAAAATAATCTTAAACTATACTATAAGTTTAATGAGCCATCTGGAAATTATCAAAACGTTAACGTTGTAATGGATCATAGTGGCAATTCTTTGCATGCAAAAATAAATTCAATAGGTGTACAACAAGATTATTCAAGTTTAAGAGAAAAATATCCTGATATTAATACGCCATTAGTTTATGAAGATATAAACTTAAGCCCTGTATTATTTCCGGATTATTCTAACACTATTACTTTGCGTAATAACTTGTTTAAAAATGCCCATATTTATGATCAAAATAATCCAAATTTAATTTTTAATTTATTTCCAAAACAATATTTTGACGGTCAGTCTCAAAAAGAAGGCTTTGATTCTCTTTATGGAAATATTAACAAACCTTTTTCTTATAGAGAAGCTTTAGCAGGATCATTAACCTCACCAGCAGTCGGCAATTTTGTCTCCTTATTGCTTATTTGGGCAAGATATTTTGATACATTAAAATTATATGTTGACAATTATACTGAAATTATAAATATAGACTATGACAGTATTCAAAACGAGAAGCCGGGGTCAAGCGTTTTTTTGCCTAAAATGGCAAAATTTTTAGGGTTTAACTTTACTCAAATTTTAAATAGTCCTACTTTAAGAAATTTAGAAGGAAAAGATTTACAATATAATAACTCTGAGGCAGAATTTAGAATTAGAAAAATCCAAAATGAAATTTGGAAAAGATTGTTAATTAACAGTCAAGATTTTCTAAGACAAAAAGGCACGGCTGATAGCACAAAATCAATTATAAGAGCTGCTGGTTTAGATCCGGATTTATTTTATGTAGTTAAAGAAAAGTCCGGTATATCGACAATTAACTTAAATGAAAATTATAATGATAAAAAAACTTTGCTTAAAGCGTTTGATTTCAGTAGTAGAATAAATGATACAGTCGAATTAGATAATTTAAATGAACCTTCGACAAATAAAATGTTTTTAAGAATTGATAATTTAGTTAATACAACATTTGGAAATTATCCTGAAACTTTTTTATCATCAAGTGAAGTAAATGCTTTAAATGACAGTGCTTTAAGTGGATCGTGGGAGATTGAAGGATATTATAGATTTCCAATAAAAAATAATTTTCAATATGAATTAAGTCAAAGTTTAGGAAGAATAGTAACAGAAAATAATGCAGAAACAATAACATATCCTATTTCTAACATAATTGTCAATAAGGAGAATTCGTTAAGCAAAAATGGTACGGTTCACTTTGTTTCAAGGCCGTATGATGATTCTAATGCTGAAACAATTTATCTTTCTTCTAGTAATATTCCTATTTTTGATGGAAACATATATAGACTTTCTGTAGGAAGAAGAAAAGTAGAAAAAGGTTTAAGAAATAAATCAGAATATTTTTTAAATGTGCATAGATGCGGAAGTGACTTTAAGAAAGAACTTGAATTAAGTGAAGATTATTACGTTTATAACGATGCTACAAATACACCTTATGTTGACTTACAACAAAAACATAATCCAACTTATAATAAAACCAGTAAAAACTTTTCTTTTCACGTAGGAAGTTATAAATTTCATACTTCAGTAGGCAACCTTTCTGATACTACACTAGGACAAACTAATAGACTTAATGAAATAAGCGGTTTAAATACTTTAACTACAAATTTTCAAGGAGAGTTATTTAATGTTAACTTATTTACAAAAGACTTAGAAAAAGCTGAAAGAGAAAATCATGCAAAGTATATAAGTTCTGTAGGGACAAGATTGCCTCATATAAATTATAATTTTAATAATTATACGACCGGCTCAAATCAACGTCTTAATATTCAAATTTCACCATTGTTAACAGATATTAGTTCATCTTTTAATGGTACGTACAACAGTGCAAATATTTTAGATCGTACTCAAAACTTATACACTACTGCGTCTTTTGAAATTAAAAACTCTATTTATAAACCAGAAAATGAAATAACTTCTAATTACTACCTTATGAAACAGCTGGATACAGTAATAGATTCAATGTCTGAAAATAATAAAGTTAGAATACTATCCAACTACTCAGGGGAAAATTTTACATATGATAGACCATTTAACTTTCGTCCTGAAGAAGACAATAGATTTATTGTGGAAATGTCAAACGTTTTAGTTCTTAACAAAGATATTACAACAATTATGTCTTCTTTAGATGAATTTAACAACTCTTTAGGCGATTCAGCTTCTTTATTTGATGTTCAATATAACAATATAGTTTCTTTAAGAAACATTTATTTTAATAATTTAATTACGCATATTGACAATAGAGCATTTTATTTTTTATATAAGTATATGGACAATTTAATAAGCGATCTTATTGTTCAAATGGTCCCAGATAAAGCATATTACACAGGTCATAATTATACAATTGAATCACATATACTAGAAAGACATAAAATACAATATAAATATTCACAAAATAGAATACCAACTTTATATAGAAGTGCTCTTAATATATTAAGAAATAAAAATCAACACTTAGAATAAGGAAATATATGTCAACTTCATGCAAAATAATAAGCCCAGCTAGGAGTTCAAATACCATTAGAGTTGAAGGTAGTTTACCTTATAGAGAAGGATCTAACGATTCTATAGAAACAAGACGAAAAAGAAAAAAACAGGTTGGTGATCTTGTTATATCGGTATTTGCTTCCCCAACAATATCAGAAAAAAAGACATCTATTCCTCTTGCAGATAGAAATATAAACACTAGATTTGATTCTAAAGTTCCGGAAACAATACAGCAATTTGTTTTAGAAGAAACAAAATTTAGTGACAAAGAACAAATAAATGTTCTTAATAGAAAAACAGAAAAAACAAATACTAAACTAGAAACTAGAAAAGGTATAATTAAGTCTTCTTTATTAAATGATATTACAAGCTTTGGTACAAGTAATACAATTTCTTCGCTTGAAACAGATATGCTTTTGTTAGATAAGGGAAAGTATAAAGAAATTCCTACTATTTTTAAATCGCCTCCTGATTTAAATTTGCTAGATGAAATGTACTTAAACAATAGTGTTTCAGTTGAATATTATAGCAGTCCTAATAAAATATCTAAAAATGGCTTAATTGAACCGCTTTACATAAGAGAAACATCTACTTTTGAATTTAATGAAAAGTCTTTTAAGTCATCTTTAACAGTTAATGACATTAGAATGAGATCCTTTTCTATTAAAGAAACAATACAATATGATGATAAAGGAATAGAATTTTACGAAGACAATGTAGATGCTTTTATAAGTCAAGGTAATACTATAATAAACAATAATTTTGTTGAAAAATATGATAAATTAACTAAAAAGTTTACTAAAACTGCTAGCGCTGGCAAAGTTCATAATAACAAAATTTTAGATATGTCATGGATTTCTAATGATAATACTATTATTGTCCCATATGAGGAAAAATATAATACATTAAAATTAGAAATAGATTATTCAAGCTACATTACATTAAACAATAGTGGAATAATAAAATACTATACAGAAAATAATATTACAATAAGTAATCAATATCCTAAAATTTTTGAAGATAAATATAGTACTGGCTATACATATGATAGATCAAAAGTGCAAGGACTAGATTCAATTGCATTTAGTGATACTATGGAGTAATCTATGCCTTTAATAAGACAGAAAAGAAAAGGTAACATAAGAAAATCAGGTGCAATATCGCTCCAACCTAAAAATCAGTTAAAGGAAATTGATAACTTACAAGGCACAATACCCTTGGACTTATCAATTAATGGGCATAAACTAGTAAACACTAATATAAAATTTGATGATTCTTCTAGCAACTATGTTTTTGGTCAAAACTATGCCATTAAAAATATAAGTGAAGGGTTGCCTTTAAGTGATAGCTTTTATGGAGATATTGTATCTACACCAAATACAGTAGGAACTGTATTTTCAAAAAACAGTGTTATTTCTCAAAAATTCTTAAAAGATGAAAGGCGAAAAGAAAGATTAAATATAGATTTTAATCCTTACAAAGAAGAAAATCAAATAGAAATAGTCAGTGATTCAGAGTTTTATGTAAGTGGAACAAGCCCTTTAGTATCAGATAATTTTCAACAAAGCTTACTCTCTAGAGAAAAAATTGAAATTGATTTGTCAAATTCTAAATCTACACAAGAAGTTTGTCAAACTGAAACTTTAAGTGCTGGCATACTAATTAATACATTTAGCTATTATAATTTTTCAAGCAATAAATGGACTAGATTTAATGGATTTGCACCAGGAGATGGATCAGATAGAATTATTAATCCAGCACAGATTGGCGGCCTTCATACTTATAACATAACAGAATTACAAAATAAACCAGAAAGACTATCAATACCATTTTCACCATCATCCTGGAATAGACCTGACCGGACAAGCGCGTTTCAGTTTATAAGCGGTTCTATTGCTGAACCTATATCAAATTTTGGTTTTCCTTTTTCTAAAAAGTATGATCCTTTAGACGAAAATTTTTTAAAAATGTCAAACTATATTGACAAACCTTTTCTTTTAGAAAAAATAATTTTTAAGTGTGAAAGAGCCAATCGTTTGTCTATCATGATTAATAATACTGCCGGATCTACAGATAACTTTCCTTTACCGTTCGCAGTAACGTCTAATTTTTTTATATTAAATAATAAAAAAATAAAATCAAAAAGAAAACTAAACAATGTAGACTCAGAATCAATTAAAACGCGCGATCAAAACAATGTTGTTCATAATCTTACAGGAGAATTTAATCAAGATGTAGTAAGAGATCTGGTAACATATGCAAAATTTGTAACAGCAATTTCAGGATCAAGTTCTGCTATATTTGACGGTGATCTAATAGGAACAAAAAATACTTACGACTTTAAAAAATTAAAAGAACAAGCTGACGACTTTAGCGAAGGTAATTTAAGTTATACCGATTTTGGATCACATATTCAAGTTACTTTAACAGAAAACACTTTTGAAGTTCAAGCAGAAGTTCCAGTAAGACAGTCTATCTCTAATGAAAATTTAAGTCACTTGAATGGTTTTTCTTCTGGCGATTACTTTTTTGTTGGTAATAGTTTAGGAAGCAGAACTTTATTAGGAAAGGACCTTAATAAATCTTTAGTAAATAACAGTGAAAATTACTCTTCTGTAATAAAGCAATATAATTCTATTTATAATTCTAACATAGTCCATAACGTTTTAGATAATGACAATAGACAAGTTCCTTATATTCTTTATCCAGAAGATGAACTATTAATAGGATATTCATCCTTTTCAAACTTTTATTTTAACTTCGGTGCAGCTTCCAATCAAAGCTTTAGTTCTTTTCTTGATAAAGCAAAAATAATTTTAGTTGGGACACCAATTAATAATAATTATCCTAAGTTTGAGTTTGATAAAAGATTTTTAACAAGTAAAAACTTAAGAACAGGTATTGTTGGTGACAAATTTAATACAGATAAATTTGATACTTTACCAATACAGCTTTATGCTAGCAGCTCTATTGATAAAATAGTTGTATCTACAGGTAACAATAAGATCGACAGAGCTGTTGCAGGATATTATTCGAATGGTAATAGGGGTACTCATTTAAAGGCTGTAGAAATGCAAAATAATGATATTTCTTTAACAGGATCTTTGCTATCTGAAAAAATACATTTTAATTATAATAGCTATGGAAATTATTCTGATATTTACAAACAAAGGCCTTATACGAGCTATTTTAAAACAGGAGATAATGTTGTAATTTATCCTATTGAGAAAAAGTTTTATGATACAGAAGGTAATACGCTTCATCAAACCGGAACTTTATCTTTTAATAGCGACTTTAATGCCAAAATAACAACCTTCTTTGAGGAGTCATAATGGCAGGAATACTTGATAAAAAAAATAGAGTAATTGACTTTATTTTAACACCTGAAGGTTATAAGCAAATGTCACTACATGATATTCGCTTTAAATATGCAACGTTTTCAGATACAAGTACTATTTATCATAGTGACAAAAATAATGTTTTTTTAAGCGGCACACATAATTTTCGTTTTGAAGCTTCTCATAATGTAAAAGACCTTGTTAACCCTGAATTGGACTTAAACAGGGGCGGTTTTTATAATATAGACTTATCAACAGAAGACAATTCTAGTTTTTTTGCGTACGATTTATTAAATGAAGATGAGCAAACATTCTTAACAGCGTCAGCTGATCTTTATAAAAGAATTGAAGATAATTTAAAAGAAAAAGATATTTTACTTACAACAGGCACATTAGATTTACAAAATATGCAAATATATTCAGAAAAGCCTGAATTATTATCACAATTTTATTTAGAAAAAAAAGACTTTGATTTTGAACTTCCACCTACAATGTTAAAGCAAAATGTTTTTCTTTCTGAATTTGAGCTTATAAAAGATGATGCTAGATTTAGTAATAAAACAAATTTTCTTTATTTGCCGCCAGAAAATTTAAATGGATCACAATTAGGTGTTTATACAAATACCCAACAAAAAATTAGCAAAATATTAGTTAAAAACAGTGTTAATAATTTAGAAAATATAGAAACTGCAATTAATGACTCTATAAAAAATATTGATACTAATCCTAAAATACAAAAAAAATATTTTAATTTTACCAAAAAAAAGTTAGATCCAAAGTATATTTTTCAAATTTACAGTATAGATTCTTTTAAAAGTAAAATTGAAAAGTTAGCAATTATTGACCATGGTGATAATCAATATATTGATAGACAAGGAAAAAGAAAGTTTAGAAGAGTATTTTCTGCAGGCAAATTATATAGAATAGAAAAGAACATTATTGAGCCTGGATATTTACAATCAGATCAGCAAATTAAAATTCAGTCTTATTTTGGTTTTGCTAATATTTTTACTATATCATTTGAGGAATAATAATTGCAATGCTAAATCTATACGGTCTAAACTTTGGAAATAACTCAAGCAATAATAACACGGGTAATAATACAGGCAATAACAATAATACAGACAACAATACAAACAACAGCACAAATGATGACACAGGTATATCAGAAGATCAAATAGCAAATGGTATAAGAACTTTATTATATCAAGGTGCAGATATTTCCAGAAATCCATTTTCTGTTTTTAGCGGCGATCAAATGAGAGAAATTCTTGATATGATCAGCGATGAAAGAGAAAGAAGAGAAAATTTTTTAAGAGCTCTTTCAGCTAACGTAGGAATTTTTACTGAAAATGAACAAAGTATTTCTATCTCTAAAAACTCAAATATTTTTGATCTTCTTGATTTGAAAAATACTACAGTTAAATATAATAAAGTTTTAAATGATGAAGGTAATATAGTATCTATTAATAATATTAGATTAGAGTTTGATACTTTAATTTCACTTAGATCTCGCTATTCAAGTAGTTACGGTTTTCTTTTTAATCTTCTTTCTGCTACAAAAAAAGTTAACAGAGAAAATAAAATTAAAGTCTTGATGGAAGCAAATATAAATGAAAATAGAATTATTAATACATTTGAGTTTGGCTACACAAGTTTAGAAAGTTTAACAGCATTAGATTTACAAAATGAATTAGTCCTAAACATACCTAATAATGCAGCGTTTACTAAAAGTATATACGTATATGAAGTAAATAGTATTGAAGAAGCTGTCGGCGAAGCAAAAATTAGCTTTGGTAATAGAAAGCTTAATATAAACACAAATCCTTTATTTTAGAGTAAACTATGAGTAATTTATTATTAAATTTAAATAACGTAAACAACGTGCCTGATCTTAAAGTTACTGTTAATAAAAACAATGCAATTAAAGATACTATTTTTAAAGCTCAAAATAAAAATAATTTAAGCGATGTCTTTTTAGACGATGCAAAAAATATAAAAAGTGATATTTCATTTTTACATGGCTTGGTAATAGAAAGGCAGTTAGCTACTAAAGACGAATTTTTTACAAATTATTTTGTTGTTGTTTTAGAAAACAATGATAAAGAAATGTTGTTTAACTTTAAAGATAACGAAAACTCGATTAAAAATAATATTCCAACAATTAAAAATTTATCTCGCAATAAAAAGTGTAGTATTTTATATAACGTAAAATATTTTTCATTTCAAACAAATCTTGTAAATTTGTCAAATATAAAAATTGAAGAAGAATTAATTTATGAATACTATAAAAAATATAAGGCAAATTTAAGCTCTGGAAAGTTAAAAAAAATAGTTTCTCAAATAAAACAAAACAAAAGATTTCAAAATTTAGATCCGATTTTTTATAGTATCTATGAAGTTAATAGAGGTTCTACGGAAACAATACAACTAAACAATATAGGTAAGCAAGACATTAGTATAAAGTCTAATTTAATATATAATAAAAATAATTTATTGCTTGAAGTTAATTTATTAAATGACTCAATTCTAAAATACGATATCGATATAAAAAGCATTAAGTTTATATCATCTAAAAAAAGTATTGAATATGTTATTAAAGAAGCAGACTTTAGTAAGAAACAAATTAAAAATAATTTAAATAAAAAGAAAGCTTATTTTAATTTACTTAAAAAAGAGACATATGACTTTTACTTAAATAGCTATAAATTTCTTAAGTTAAAGATAGAAATAAGGTTTTATGCTAAAAATAATGACAGTATAATAAAAAATAAAACTGAAACATTTATATTGCAGGACTAAAAATGGCAGAAAATATTAGAAGCACAAACATATTAGCATTAGCGCACTTGGCAGACTTAAATAGCTATTCAAGCTCAAAAGCAGATTTTACTATAATATCTTTACATGATGCTTCGCCTGATTATGTTAGTTTTAGTCAGGACTATTTATCATTTTTAAGTAAAAGCAGTCTATGTCAAGATGCTATAATTAATAAATTCTATAAGAGTTATAATCAAGAAAACTTTCAAAGTAATATTGAAAATACAATAAATGATACTAGCGAAATTCTAAACCAATTTGAGAATAATATACTTTACGGAGATAGAAAAAGATTTTCATTTTTTATTTCATTACTTAAAAATTCACAAAACTATTTTTCAGGCTTAGAAAATAGTTTTGGCTATGCATTAAATAAGCTAAACTTAGATACAAATCAACTTAAACAGTTTTTTTCTGCTGATACTAATGAAGAAACTTTTAAAACATTTTATAGAAACTGTTTAGGATTTAATCATAGAGATGATGTAATTACAAGTCAAATAGACAATATTGAGAATATTAACGATGAAGAAGTTTATGCTATAACAGAAAATACTGCTATTCTATCTTTATTACAATTACTAAATACAACATTATTTCATGGTAATAATAAATCTTTAACACATAGCACTAATTTATTTAATCAAACAAGATATAATGACGATAATAAATATTTGACTTTTAATAAAAGAGACTCAAAATTTATTAATACTGTATTAGGAAGTGTGTTTAATTCTGTAATTCATTTAAATTATTTTGATAGCGATGTTCTTAATAATGATTTAAATGAAGCATTTAACATAGAAAGAACTAGAAATTCTTTAAGCGAAAATATATATTCAAATGAAGTATTAAGAACAAACTATACATTTCAGCAAAATACATTTTCAAGTGACAGTCTTACAAATAGGCATGATGATTTTATTTCTTTTGATATCTTAAATCAAGACGTACCTGAAAATTATCAAAGATTTATGAAGCCAATTTTACAGGCAAATTCTGCAATTACTTCATTAGGAATTTCAAGTGAAGAAAGCAACTTTGAAGATAGAATACCTAATTATAGAGGACAATCGGCAAAAACTTTTATTCAAAACTCCAACATAGAAATTAATAATATTCTATTTGGAACAGATATTTCTGATGAACATAATAACTTGTCACGGTTTATACAATTAACAAAAAAGAAAATATCAGGTGCTAGAAAAAACTTATCAAAAATATTTTTTAGTAATCTAAATAATAACAATTCTTTGCTTGATTTTATTTATAAAAAAGCTTTAGTAGCCAATGGTATTAAATCAAAACTTGGTGTTACACATACTGATGCTAATAATAGCTTGATTACTAGACAAGAAGAAAGTATTGCTAAAAATTTATTTGTTTATGATAATGCTGATGTTTTTGAATCAAATAACTTTTTATCATCAAACGGTTTTGTATATTTTACTAGAGGAAATTTAGAAGATCTTCAAAATGTAGTTGATATTCATAGTGAAGAAAAGTCTAACATTGAAAGTTTAATTGACAATTATTATCAACAAGAAATTAATAACTCTGAACTATATAAAGACATTCTAAGATTTGCTTCTGAAGGCGTTAATAATAGTTTGCTTCGTCACAATGAGTCAAGTAAGTTTAGCTATGGTAATTTACCTGTTCATTTGTTAGAAGAAGTTGCATTTATTACTAGATTTACAGGAAATACAAATCATAATTTAGAGCCGCTTACTAACAATCAAGAAGAATTTAAGAGTAACTTTGTTAATTTGCTTTATGCAGGAGCTAATAATAAAGATGTTTTTTCTGGCTTGATTGATCGTATACCAAGAAGCTTTCAAAGTCAAATAAGAGATGATGATGAACCTATAGATGACTTTAAAGAATTGGCTAGGAAAATAGAAGCAAATGACATATTTGACCTACTAAATCTTGATAATGGCTTCATGGGTAGATTTGCACTATCAACAAGGGTACAACTTAGAAACTTTATTCCAACTATTGACAATAGTCGAAACCTTCCTGGACGAGGAATTACTAGAGCTGAAGTTGACTTTAGACGATATTCTAAAGACTTAAATTCTGATGAAAGAAATTCAAATAGTCTAATAAGTCCTAGATATTTCACAGTTTGTGGCATTCCTTTTCCAGATGTTTATTCTTCCAGTAGGGCTTATATTAATGATTTTAGTTATCTAAGCGATCAAGAAGAATTAGATAAAATTTCAAAGAGCTTTGAAGTTTTCTATAAACCTTTTGCGGGATTTTTACTTAAACATCAAGGAAGGCTTTGTGAAGTCAACACGTTTCATGAAATTGACAAAGAAAATGGAATATTGTCACAGTTATCGCAAGAAACAAATGGAATTATAAAATCATTTATTAAATTTTTAGAAAAATACTTTACTAAACTTGGTATTAATCAAGAAAAAACAAATGATCAAAATATTTTAGATTTTATAACTAGCAGCTTTGAGGCATATTGTAATATTGTTATTGCAAAGCTTTCTCAAACTTTTGAATATACAACTGCAATAAATGCAGTAAAAATATTTTCAGAAGCGCCTGTAGACTTTATTCTAGGTATAGATCCAAAAGATTTTTCGGCAAAGAGAGAAGATATTCTAAGGACAGGAGATAGTGTTGAGGTATATTCATCTAATGGTTTTCTAGGAGGTTCAGGCTTTACACAAGAGAGACAAACTTCAGGAGAAACAGACGTTCTTATAAGTGTAGGTCCTTCGCGGATTCAAAGAGCAAGATCAATAGCACAAGGAGGTTATTCAAACTTCCTCAAAACACGCGTAATTTGGGATGAACCTGCAGAAACACAAATTAGTGCTAATGATAGAATTAATTATCAAGCTTATCCTCTAAATGAAACGAGAGGATTTAATATATATAGCAGAGAAAGTCTAAGTGGTCCTGATTTTAATGTTATTAGACACTTTATTCGTGCTAATAGAAGATGGTTATATCCTTTTAGAGGCCAAGATGGTAATCAAGGGTTAAATGGTAAGGTTCCTAGGCACCAGATCTCTATAAACTATTACAACAAGTCTAATAATCAAAGTTTTGTAAACGGCTGGAACGGATTTGACAATCAAAGATCAGCTATTCCTGCAACAATTAATAATATTCTAAATACATTATACTATCGAAATGAAAATGCAAAACAGCAATTTTTAAGTTTCTATAGGCAGAATGACTTTACTGATGAAATTATATCATTAGATGATGCAAATAAAAATTTTGCAAGAGCTACAGGAACTAAATTTACAGGAGGAGCTTTTCATAAAGAAATATTTACTTGGAATTCAATTTCTCATGAAAACGACGGAATTAACGATCGAGAAAATAATGACAACGAATATACAGAAGATTTAATTCAAGAAGCAAACCAGTTTCTTTATGCAAATAATATTAAAATCGACTCTATTCTTGAAGAAGTTCAAAATATGAGATTTTTTGATGAAGAAGTCTATATTTCATATTGGTCACAATATAATGCAAATTATCCTTTAATTCATAAAAAAAATTACGTTTATAATGTTTATAAGGGTTTAGTTGAAAACCCCTACAGAAGTCTATCAGATAAACTAGAATCAACGTTTTTACCAGAGATTTCTGATGAAGAAAATAAAGATGCTATTTTTAACGTATTAAATAAAATTCATACAGGTATTCTTGCTGAAGATATTTCGATTTCTTATTTATTTGATGCATATCGATATGCTTTTTTGCACTTAAAAGAATATAAAAAATATTTAGAAAGTGAAATTTTAAACGAGGAAACTGGAGAAATAGAATTTAACAGCGAAGAACTTCAAGAAGTTATTGATAATATAACAGACTTAGTATCAAAGCATTATGATAATCCTTCTCAGTTTGAATTTAATGATTATATTACAAGAATTAATTCTGCGCAAAATTCTTTAATTAAATTCTATTCAAATAAAAAAATAGAAAATTTGCAAAATGCACTAAACTCTAGTCGAAGTCCTCTTAATAACAAAAAACACTTTAATGATGCTAATATTTTCTTTAATATGAAAGTTAATAGAAGAAGTCCTTTATCTATTTTATGTATAGGTTTAAGAGAGAACGCTATAAATACATTAAACAAAATAGTTAAATTTCAAATATCTAAATATGACAGTATTGAAAAAAAGTATTCTTTGCCATATGAAATTAAATTTAACTTTAATTATTTTGTTTCTGAAAGTTCTGGTTTTGAAAGTGATGTATCTAACTATATTGTTAAAGAATACGATATTATAGATAAGAATTTTATAGAAATTGGTAATGAAAACTTAAATATACAATATAATCACATTTATAGCTTTTTAGCAAAAAAATACTTGTCAATAATATCAGGTTTTGGAATTGATGAATCATCTTTAAAGTTAGACTTAGATAAAACAACAGCAAGAAAAGCAGAATCACCAAGAGTATTTACTCAAGACTTAACAAATATTAATAATCATTTACAAACATTAAATGATGAATACATCGAGATGTTAGATGTTTCAGAAAACACTATATCAGAAGATGGAGAATTTACTAATATACTTGATAATATAGATTATAACGTCAAAAACGATGTTTATACTGATATAATTGATACTAATATTAAAAACAAACAAGACATTTATAAAAGATTAATACAATTTGATTATCAAAATATATCTAAAGAATCATTAGGTGAAATTTTTATGCCAAAAGAATTTACTAGAGTTTATTATATCCCTATTACAAATGAGAATTTTATTTTTGAAGGTGGTTTACCAAGACAAAGTAATAATTATAGTTTGAAAGTTAATGTTATTTTTGAGTAAGAGAATAAATGAAAACAATTACAGTTTTAAAAACTCCTAAAGTCTCTATATCACAAGAGAATTTTATCTATAATTACTATTCTGAAAAAGAAGAAAATATTAATGATAAAAAATTTAACATTTTTGATGGAGAAGAGGACTATTACTCTATTAGAACTACTAATGCTAGAGAAATTACTGAACCTCGTTTTATTACTTTTAATATAGATTCAAACAAAATAGTTCAATATAACTTATTTGAAACAAGTAATAATAACAAAAGTCTTGCAGACTTAACTGCCGTAGAAAACCAACTTCGAAAAATAAGCAGCTTTGGCAATTCTTTAGATAATTTATTTGATAAAAATAAAAGAAAAAAATATTTTAATGATATCACATTTTTAAAACAAAATCAAGTTTTTGATACAGAAATAGACTTAACTTTACCCGAAGATTCTTCAGAACCTTATAAACAGCTAATTTTATTTTTTGATGAAGAAGACCCAGAGTTAATTGTTCCAACGTCCGAAAACTCTAGGTATATTAATTCTTCTAATAGAAATAAGGAAAATGAGTTTAGACTTTTTAAACAAAGACAAAAAAATGGAGACTCTACTGTAATTTCTAGAAATATTTTTAGAAGAATTAAAAATTCTAATAAAAAACTTATTTACTCTTATTTAGAAGACAAACAATCTGAGTCTAATAAAAACTTTGGAACAATATTAAAACAAAATAGCATAGGAACACTTCAAGAGTCTGTAGAAGATTTTATACAAGACTTAAATCAAAATGAAGTTGAGACTACTAATAGAGTTTTTGATGCTGTAAGAAATCCGGGAAGTTTTTTATCAGGCTTAGGAGACGCTTTTGATAACGAGATACCTGAAATATCTGAAGAAAATTTAGGTGTTATTCTTAGAAGTGCTCGATCATCTAGAAAGCAAATTTTTAGAACAAATCCAAAAATTCTAGCAAGATCTCTTGACGATCTAGAAGGTATAGGCAATAACTTTAAAGAACTAAACGAGTTTGTTGTAGGAATATTAATTGATAAATATCATTTAAATAATAATAATAAAAAATATTTATGCTCTAAATTTATTAGAGGATTTAAAGGCGGTAGCTATGAAATAAAAGATCTAGCTGTTAATTATGGTAAAACCTATATTTATGAAGTTAGACCTGTCTTACTACAAAGTTTTGTTGATGCCCCTGAAGATACTGATATTCCATCTAGAGTTTTTTATCTTATTCTTGGAAATAGAACTAGTTCATATGCAATAAAGTGCGTTGAAAGAGAAAGTCCGCTCCCGCCATCACATTTAGAATTACATTACAATCAAAATGAAAAAGGAATAAAGCTTAAATGGGGTATTCCTGCAAATAGACAAAGAGACATAACTAATTTTCAAATATTTAAAAGAGAAAGTCCGTTTGAACCGTTTAAGCTAATTAAAGAATATCGTAAGAAAGACATTAGTGTAGTTGATAATTCCGATATAGGGGTAGAAACTCCTGAAAGTTCTTTAGTTGAAAAAAATAATTTTATGAAATTTAACTATTTAGACAAAAATATAAAAAATAATAAAATTTATATTTATGCAGTTTGTTGTGTTGATGCGCATGGTTTAAGTTCAGCATATTCAACTCAAGTAGCAGGTAGATTTAATGGTTTAACAACTCGTTTAGAAGTAGATACAATATCTTTGGCGGGCGCACTAAAGCAGTATCCTAATCAACTTTTTCCTAGAAAGACTAAGTTTTATAACTTTGAAAACGATGTTATTTCTAATACACCTATAATTAGAAACAAAAGCAAGATGAATATATATTTTACACCTGACTATCAAACAATAGACAAAGGCAGCGAAAAAATAAGCATATTTAATCCAGCATTAACAAATTATTTTTCAATAAGTTTAACTGATATGAATACACTTAATACGTCAAGACAAAATATCTACATAAGAAACAGGGAATCATAATGGGATTTTTAAATCACTCAACATCAAATATTATTATAGATGCAGTTTTAACCGAAAAAGGTCGCTCACTATTAGCAAGAAATGATGGTTCATTTCAAATTACTAGCTTCGCTTTTGCTGATGATGAAGTAGACTATACATCAATAACTAAATATGGTAATGTAACAGGCAAAGATAAAATTGAAAAGAATACACCTGTTATGGAAGCTATAACAAATGATAAGTACGCCATTAAGCATCATTTAATTTCTATTTCGGGTAATGCTGCAGATGACAGAATTCTTTATATTCCAAATATAGTTTTATCTTCCCCAGCAACAACACCTGTTAATTTATCTGCTGCAGCTACACAAATTACAAATGAATCAACATTAACAGTTAGAAGTCGTCTATCAGAAAATTCTGAAAGAACAATTCCAGAGTCTGTCCAAGATACAGAATTTGAAATAATTTTTAATAATAGATTTTTAAAGCTTTTAGATAGTAACAGTAATATTCAAAGTGGAACATCTTTTAATGATAACTCTGGAAATGTATATGCTTCTTTAAAAAATACTTCTATAGCAAATAATACAGGAGTAACAGAGTTAATTTTTAAACTGCTTCCCCAAAATATTAGTAACGAAACGTATACAGTATATGGTAGTCCAGATGATAAAACTATTATTTATACACAAATAACAGTTTCTGGTTTAAGTTCTGGTAGAAGCTTAGTAATTCCTATAACCATTAATAAAAACGAAATTTAATTGAGGTAAATAATGTACAATGCACCACAGTTTGCAAAAGCAACAATAGGACCATCTGATATTACAACTAATAAGTCCAATCTTTACCAGCTTATTGACGTAATATCAGGTGACATTAGCGGTTCTAATACCAGAAAGAAATATGAAGTTTTCGTTACGGGCGGATTAAATATAAGTTCAGTAACATCATCATTATTTCAAACTGTACATGATCAAAATTTTAGCTTTCAAACATCTAATCCTATTTTAGACTTAACAATTGGTTTATTTAGTGGTAGTGATACAGTTGCTAACACATCACCTGGTCTAGACTCCTCTGGCAAAATTTTGTTTCCATCTCAGTCTTTAATGATGAGAGAAAAAATTAATATTTATAAGCAACATGCACAAATTCTTTTAGGAAACCCAGAGTCACATTTTGTTTCTCCTTTTGGAAGTACAGTTGCTTCTAATAATATTGAAAGAATTGACGAAGCAATTTTCTTAAACGTTAAGCGTCTTTTTGCTAGAGATGGAATTAGAAAAGAAACTTTTGCAATGCGTGTTTTTGCAACCGGTTCAACTGAATTAAATAAAACAAACATTCTTTCATCATCACTTAATAGTAACGATGAAATTATTTTAACTGATAAGGCTTCACTAACAAATAGAAGAATTTCTGTCTGTGGTGAAGTTGGAAACTTAGTCTATACGGCTGGCGCTAGTGATGTTAATGCAGGTCTTATCTTTTATGATAAAGGTATTATTGTTTTGGATGCTAAAAGGTGTTTTAAGACAGACCAAGCTATTTCTGGTGCAATTGATTCTGTAAATTCAAGTGCTGAAGCAGAGTTTTCAAGTGGCAAGTCTGTAATTTCAGCGTCATTTATTCCTGATCTTTATGTTTCTGCATCAATTGATGATGTTGTTGACCATTTAGCTATGTCTAGATTTGGTAATAGTGATTTAACAACTGCTATTGCGTATCAAAACAAAACATCAATTAACTCTACACTTTATTTTTGCAGAGCAGCACCTGGTCAGTTTAATTATTCAACAAACCCAACATATACAGACAGTGACGGTAAAATTCGTGTTGTTGATGACGAAGATGATATGCCATTTTCATATGTTACTACTATTGGTCTTTATAATAGCGCCGGCGAACTTCTTGCAGTAGCAAAAACAAGCAGGCCTATTGAGAAAAACCCAGAAACTGATCTCACAATTAGAGTTAGATTAGACTACTAGGTTTTAATATGACGTTTGTCGAATTAAAAAAATCAAACTTTGACAACACAAAAATCAAAGTATTTCCTCATCAACATTTTACTAGCGGGTCATCTTTATGTTTAAATACTAATGTAGGAGAGCTAGGTTGTGTTCCAGCTGTTAGGACAAGATCTAAGTCAATTAAAGAAATTGATAACTTATCTAATTTTTACTTAAATATATTTCATTATAACGGTATAGAAGCTTTAAGAAAAAACGGACCAACAAACAATAGAGACTACAACCATGGTTATTTGTATTTAAATAATATATACGCTGACGTAGAAAAAGCACAATCTGATAATTATTTTTTTAAAATAAATAGAAATGTAATTGAATATAGAAATCCTGAAGGTACTTTAAGTGATAATGGTAATGAACTACCAGATGGAAGTGAGAATACATCTTTTAGTAGAAAAATATTAATAAAAAATGTTTTATATAATAAATATAAAAAGTTTTCCACTAATATAGAAAATTATAACTACGGTTTTAGCAATTATAACTCTTTAAACTTTTTTACTCTTGGTGTGCATCCGGACTATACTTTAGATACAACTGTAGCTAAGAAAAGTCACAAAACTTGTGTAATATATCCAAATCCTAACAGCAACACTTACACACCTGCATCTATGCAAGGTGCAACTGGTGAATTTAACATTTCTTTTTGGATAAATCCTAGAAGAAGTAATGTTAATGGATACGACTATAATATTGGAACTATTTTATCAATTCCTGGTTTAATTAATATTTATATAGCAAAAGGAACATCTAAAGATGAATATGCCTATACAGATAAATTTAGACTTTTAATTGACTTAGAAGAGTCATCTTACTTGTTGCCTGATGCTAGCTTATTAAATAATTCTAGTGCAAAAGTTATTAGTAATTCTAGAATAATAACTAATGATAATATTTTGGATAAAAATAAATGGTATCATATAAGTATATCAGTCAAAAATAAACTTTTAAAGCTTTTTGTTGATGGTAATTCAATATTAGACAATGTAACAGGAATTGAAAATTTAAATAATGCATCAACGTCTATTTCAAAAATAATTTATATAGGAAATAGACACAATTATTCAAGTAAAGCTGACTGGATAAATAACTTTAATACTTTGTATGATTATTATTTTGGCAGTGATGCTGCAACAGATTTTGCGTCTTACAATAACGGGGTAACAAATGGCAGGTCTAATGCAATAACAACTTTTGGAGGATCTTTGCCTCAATTTGAAGATGGTTTAGATACGACATCTTCTGACTCTTTAGCATTAAATGCTGAAATAGCTGATTTAAGAATATATACTTCATCTAGACTAAAGCAACAAGTTTTGTTAGATATGAAAAATCATGTCGATAGTTTAACAAATGAATTACATTTAGACTTAGTTTTTTATGTTCCTTTATATTTTGTTCCTGAAAGACTAACTCGCAAGACTTTTGTAACTTATGGCGACAAAATGCATTTAAGTATAGATGGTCCTGTAAATCCTTATCTCTCTCATAGACTTTTAGGTCACGAAGTTTCTGTAGAACACTTTTTAAATGAATTTGTAAGAAAACTAAAGCCTTTTGTTGAGGGCGTGCATTTAGGAG